ACGTATGACAATTTATAGTTCATAACATAACACATTTCTCATATGATTACAACGAAATCACCCGTTCTAACTATAAACTTTCTGTAAAATTTTCTTCTTTCATGAGTTTCGCAATTGTCTAATCATATTAATTTTTAAAGGAGATTTCCATGGATCGCGTATTTACAATAGAGCAGTTACGTCCGATAAAAAATAGCATGACCATCTCAAGAGATGCAAAAATGGGAACTACAACCGGCATTACATTCTTTTCTCTCGGAAAAGACACTTCCATCAGCCAGGAATGCTATGAACAACATCAAATCAGGCGAAGTAATGAAACTGAAAGACTTAATTTCTTATGAGGAAGGAAGTATTGCAAACCTTGACGTTGTAGTGCCGCTGACGGGAAATTTACCAACTTTACGGCGATATTTCCGGCTCACATACTACCCACCTGCAAAGGGGCGGTTTGTTGCACTCCGGCTTGCTTTTCGTTCATAGAGCGAATGAAAAGGGGCTTTCTGCCCGCTGGCGGCATAACTTTTTCACTTCCACCAAAGTTACAGATTACAAGGGATTATCTACCCGCTTATAGAAAATACTTTTAAATTGTATTTGCTACAAATAGGGCAATGGTTGTTAGTAGTAACCAATACCAAATCATTTTTTAGCTCTTTATTATGCTTTAAAGCTGTTTTGATATTAGACAAATTAGAAATACGTTTATCGAGAAATTCTGGGTGTCGAGAATATATTTTACGTAATTCTTCTTGAGCTAAAGTAGAATCCCCTGTATATTCGATGTACTTTATTAAGCGCAGATACTCTTTGGATGTTAATAATGGCCGTTGCTCATAATCAGATAATGCGTTTGATTTTCGCAAGCATGCAATAGCACAATCCATTCGTCCTGCTTTTTTATGTTCAGTAGCTTTTCGCTGTAATAGATAATAAATACAATCTTGGGTGTCTTTTCCGGTATGATAATCTTTAGCAGGAACAGGTATCGCATTTATACCATCAAGAGTATCCATATCGTAGCGTTTGGATTTAAAAATATTGAATAATCCCATAAAAGCCTCCTAATCCCATTGAGAATCATCATTCATAATATCGAGATCATGCTGAACGCCTTCCGATGTTTGTTCAACATCTGTACGGGTATGAGCAGCAAGAACGTCTTCTTCCATCTGTTGAGTGGAGAGGAGATTCTGGGAGTATGTGAGTACTCTATCCTGATTATGCTTATTCAATTTCCTATAAGAAAGAATAAGATCTGATTCTTCTTTAGTGTCACAATGGACATTGTATAATTTAATAGTAGTAGCAGGCGCAGAGGATTCATTCCATCCCATTAAATATGCAGGAGAGACATTTAGTGCATCTGCTAATTTGGCGATTTTATCACGACGCATATTTGCAATCATTCCATTTTCCCATTTTCTGACAGTGCTTTTTCCTACACCTACTTTATTTCCTAACTCTTCAAGAGTCATATTGTTTTCTGAACGTAAATTTTTTATGCGAGTCCCCATACTTTCCAAGTTATTTCACCTCCGTTATGGAAATAATATCACAAATGTGTCTTTTACGCAACATATAAATATGAAATAAATGAAAAAGTGTCATAAAATACACAAATAGTATTGACAGAGGTGAAATGAATGTGATATTTTATAAGTGTCCTAAACGACACAAAGAAAGGAGGAAGTGTTAAATGGATAAATATAAATTAGAATATGAAATGAAAAAGAGAAAAATAAGTCAAGAAGAGCTTTGTAAAAAGATACATATTAGCAGATCAGCATTTTATAGAAAATGCAATGGCTTATCAGAATTTACTCAGAGTGAAATTCAGGCTATCATAGATTTCTTGGAACTTGAATCTCCGATGGGAATTTTTTTTACAGAGAAAGTGTCTTAAAAGACACACGAAATGGCATTTAGACCAGAAGGAGGCGAGTTAAGGTGTGGATTTCCAGAAAGAAATTCCAGAACATAGAAAAAAGAATTGCTGACCTCGAAAAGAAAGTTCGAAGTCAGCAAAAAGAAATTACTTCTTTAAATTATCCGTATGAAGACGTAAAGCAAGCTTTTGTAGGACTTTCTCGTCAGAAGTGATTGGTAAAACATCAGTAGAATCGAGTAAATCCAAAATGATTTGAGTAGCTAAATCAGTGGAAAGCGTTACCGCATTTAAAAGCATCTTGACATACACTTGGTCTTTACTCATTTCTGACGTGAGGTTGTTCATTAAGATGTCTTCAAATTGTGGCATTGAATCTTGAACAATACCTTGGACATATAAACTTACGAGTTGCTTAGCTTTATCGGTCATAGCATAAATCTCCTTTCATAATACTCGGGTATGGCAGTACCCTGTAACACAAGAATAGGAGTGAAGTAGTAGAAAGTCAATATTTTTATCAGACCAGAAGGAGGCGAGTTGAAAGTGACATTAAACGAGTTATTAAAGGTAGTTGATGACAACACAAGAATCTAGATACGGCTCAAAATGTTTGGTTCTACTTTTAGCACCAACAGATACAAAAACTATCTGCTGAACGATGAAAAGGAGGCAAAACTTCTTGCATTAGAAGTCGAAACTGTATGGACTACCGAAGATGAAGACATTAGTACATTGGTAGTCAGTCTGAAATAAAGTGAGGTGAAAAGACATGGATTTCTTCAAAAAAAATGCTGGTTCCAAAATCGAAGTTCGGAATCAGCATTCGCAGAAACATCTAAAAGAAATGTATTTACCTGATCCTATAAGACGAATTCCCACAGAAGGATATGTGACAATTAAATCCGTTTTATCTGATCACACGGCAGTGTTATTTGCTGTACCTTCCCACGAGTGGAATGAACTTGTAGAGTCAAAGGAGTGGAGGGATTTTCAAGCTCTTCTGGAGAAAACTCAAGAAGCATTTTACCAGCAGAAGCCCCCAACTGCTGAATAGCAATGGGAAATTCAAGATTATAGAGAAACTTACGATCAACAACTTCCTTTCCATGCAAATGAGAATATTCTTCTACACACAAAGGGTATTTTTCTACCGTTAATTCATGATTGTTTAGAAAAACATGCACATCAGTTATTGCAATAGGAAGTTGAGAACGGTTCTCAAAGGTAATATCTAGTAGCATTTGCTTTTGGGCTTTTTTATAAGCAACATTGCTGACTTGGATTTTTAGGTTTTTTCGTTTGGTATAGAGGGCAATAAGAGTACCAAATGAGCCGATGATAGAAAGTAAAAGCGTGATGTTCGCTTTTGTGAAGAATTGACTTATTAAAGAAATGGAAGATTCATTCATAGTGTTCTCCTTAGTCTAAATATTCAGGCATGGCAGCGCCTGTGATTACAGGATAGGAAACAATGAGAAGAAAGTCAATGCTTTGAAGAAACTCGACAAATTTCGACACAGGAACCACAGGCAAGTACATTTCATACCATATCACAGGGAGGTGAGACAGTGGGGAAGATAGAGTTTATTACTAGAATACAGGTTAATGGTGTAAAAGAGGAAGTTTCAGGTGCAAAAGCATCTGAGATTATCCGAGAGCGTGTGGAAAACGCATTGCAGGCAATGAACTATGAGAAGAGAGCTGCCGGATAAGGGCGGCGGGGAGGGACAAGCATGAGAAAGATATGAATTATAAGATTCTCTGACGGGACAATCGGATCCTACTACGGAACCAGAGAGGGAGTTATAGCGCTTGCAGATCTCCGGAAAGATGATTATGGAGGATTCTGCACAATAGAGGGAGGTGAGAATGATGGCGAGAGAACTTAACATTTCCCTGATCATAGGGATTATTGTGGCAATCCTTCCGATATGGCAATGGGATTCCGGAATAGAGCTTCTGATCAGTGCTTTTACAATCGCGGGAATTGCATTTGGAATAATCCTGTGGCTGGAGGATAAGAAGGCAAAGAAAAAGAACCCCACAGCGGCAACTGTAAAGGTTCGATAACTAAAAGGTGCTGTATGAAATAACAACTATATTTAGTATATCATACAGCGCCTGAAAGTCAAGATGCAGGCAGGAAGCACCTGCTATATTTTTGACCTTTTTTGAGAACTACAGAGGTATCAAGTACCTCTTGAGAGCTCGATTAAGCGTATTAGAGTTACGACGAGGTGCTTATGAGATACAAGGTACTATGCGGATACATAAGGCAGAGATGGGACTGTGGAGACACAGTAGAGATTGAAGAAAAACATACCGGAAAATACGGAGCAGCCGGACAGATCAGAGAAAAGAAAAGGAAGGCTACTCCGGAAGAGATAAAAAAACATAATCAGTGGAAACGGGAAAGGGATGTCAGGAGGCTGATCAAGTGGAATTTCCGTGAGAGGGACTACTGGATCACTCTTACATATCCGAAAGATTACAGACCGACGTGGGAAGAAATGAAGGACCATGCCGGAAAAATGGTCAGAAAGATGCGAGAAAAATATAAAAAACAGGGATGGAACTTAAAGTACATATACCGTCTTGCAATCGGATCCAGAGGCGGCCGACACATCCACATCCTTATCAACCGCGAATCCAACGAAAAAACAGCTACAGATCTGATAATCACAGATCTTTGGGAGCAACAATGGGGACACGGACATGTTAATTTCCGTACTACTTACAGCGAGGGCGGATATAAGCAGCTTGCAGAATACCTTACGAAGCCTCTGGAAGAATGGGAACCAGACGAGGTTAAACGATATCATCCATCCAGAAACCTTATCCGCAAGGATCCTGAAGTTGACGAGATTAAAAGAAGAAGTTTGGTTGACCGTGATGGAACACCAAGGATGCCTAAAGCACCAAAAGGATATTACGTAGATCCGGAAAGCATCGAAGTCGGCATAAATCCGATAACTCATTATGCTTACCGCCATTACACGCTGATCAAGATTAAGAAGAGGGAATAAAACATGTGGAAAGTAGACATCTACCTGGAAACCGACAGTATATTCCAGGGAAAACGAGAAAGAAAATGTGGATATGTCCTCTCTACTATGGTCGGAAACGAGGAAAAGACAAAGGAAAACTTCGGAATCTCGAAGGGAACATACCACCAGTCTGTCCTTATAGCACTTATCGAGGCTCTTTCCAGGATGAATGTTTCCTCAGAAATCTGTGTACATACACAGGATAGCTATGTAGCGAGCAGACTTCTGAAACTGGAAGAGATGGCAGGAGAAGGCTGGCGAGATTCAAAAGGTGAACTGATCAAGAATGCTGCCGAATGGGAGCAGGTCTATCGTCTGATCCATGCTTTTCCGGAAGCACACAAAATGACCGCGAGATCTGAGAAACACAGTTATTCCACGTGGTTACAGGAGATGATGAAGAAGAATGAATGTGGAAGAATTATGGGGCAAGGCCTGGAGTCTGAGACCGGACCAGAATCCAATGACAATGGAGTTTCTGGGAATGATTGTCCGTAATGGAGTGAGATACAGATATTACAGAGATGAAGGAGGCGAAATACTGTATGACAGCGAACCGGAAGAAGGAAAGCCGGAATGGATGCTCCGTGCCGACAGAGCAGCCAGAAAGAGACATGGAATCTATTCTCAATGACTTACAAATCTATGTATGCCACGAGATGTGCAGACCTCCGGAGATGACAGAAGATGAGAGAAAACAGTACTGTCGGGGCTGCTGGTTTGAGGGATTAGTAGAGGAAATCATCGAAGAATACGAGAAAAAAATAAAGAAAAGGGGAAATATGTATGAGAACAATAGCAATCATTAATTTGAAAGGCGGCGTGGCTAAGACCACATCTAGCATTAACATTGCCTATATCCTTACTACACGCGGACATCGCGTATTACTGGTGGATAATGACAAACAGGGAGACTGTTCCCGCGGATTAAACCGCCGCACCTCAGATGGAGACGGCATCGACCGGATCATGACAGACCGTCATCCAGATATGGAACATCTGATCCATAAGACGGACTATGAGGGACTGGACATCATCACGGCTAATCTCGGTCTCTTGACCGCCAACATGGAAGTGACCATGGATCGCGTACGTCCACAGCAGAACCGGTTAAAGAAGGCTCTGCAGCAGGTATCTGATCAGTACGATTTTTGCGTAGTAGATAATGCTCCGGATATCAATATCTCTGTGATAAATGCACTGACAGCCGCGAATGACGTCCTCATTCCTGTAGAAGTGGACGATAACACCCTGGAAGGCATGAACGAGCTCCTGGACCAGATCCAGGAAGTGAAGGAAGAACTGAATCCGGACCTGCAGAACGTCCGCTGCTTTGTGAGCAAGTACCAGAAAGGGAACCAGGCACACATTCAGGGAGCAGAGATCATCAGAGAGCAGTATCCGGCTATGGATACAACAATCCGCTTTTCTGGTGTAGTGGCAAGGAGCACATTCATGCGTATGCCGGTGGCTCTTCACAGCTCTCGATCAGCGGCAGCAGAAGACTATGAAGCACTGGTTACGGAGTACTTGAATATGATCGGAGGTGTACAGGATGGCGAAATTTGATCTCAAAGGAATGCTCTCTGAGCGTTCTGCACAGGAAATAGACCTTCCGGAACAGAAGACGGTCTATCGCAATCCGGAAGACTTGATCCCTTCTAAGGATAATTTTTATTCAACGGAAGACACAGAGAAACTAAAACAGTCGATCAGAGCACTGGGAATCCTTCAGCCACTCCTGATTGAAGAAAGAGACGGAAAAGATTACCTCCTGGCTGGACACCGGAGAAGAAAGTGCTGCCTGGAGCTGATTAAGGAAGGTCTTGACCGGTTTAAAAGAATCCCGTGCGTCTATAAACCGAAAATTGAGCTCAGCGCAGAAACCGAAACAGATGAGATTGTCCGTAAGATTGTGATCATCCAGTCCAACACATACCGTGAAAAGTCTGACTGGGAGAAGATGACGGAATCCTTGCAGATGGAAGAACTGGTTAAGGAACTCCGCGAAAAGACAGATCTTGAAGGAAAGACCAGGGAAATCGTATCCGATCTGATCGGAGTCTCGTCCACTCAGATTGGAAGGTACCACAGCATCAGTTCTAACCTTTCCGAAGAACTTATGGATGCATTCAAACAGAATAAGCTGAACGTATCCACGGCAGCGGAACTTGCCGGTTTGAATGATAAATACCAGAACGAAGCTTGCAAGATCCTGTCAGAAGTCGGGCAGGTCACATTGAATGCAGCGAAGCTCCTGAAAGCGCAGCAGGAACGGGAAAGAGATATTCCTGGACAGATGACTATAGATCAGGCACTGCATCCTCATAAGCCGGAAGAGATTAACACTCCTGTTCCGGTGGATATCCAGATTGACCGGTTCTACGAATCTCTCCGGAAGAACATAGAAACCTATGTGAAGAAATCAGATCTGAACATGACTACATACATGCTCAGCGCCCTGTACGGAACAGTACGCGTCCGAAACGGACAACTGAACTATCAGGGAAGCAAGGAAGGAATCCTCTTCAATGTTGGTTCTGATCAGGAAGAACTGATGAGCTGGACAGACTTCTCGAAGAAATTGATCGAGAAATACGGAAAGAAACAGAAACCGGTCAAGATGGTAGCAGTGGACGAACCGGAAGAAAAAACAGATGGACCAGCAAAATGTATTACGGGAAAATCTCAATCCGGAATCTGCGGAGCTGCAGCCTATTGCAACATGACATATAAATGCTGTACTCAGTGCCCGGATGATTGCAACAGTCGGTGCGGGTGGTTAGAAGAACGCTGCCAACCGGCAGCAGAACCACAGGACGAAAAGCAGCAGGATGATTTTGCTGAAGATACTCAATTCGAAGAACATTCTGCCGAAGCCGGCAAAACGTCCGACCATGCCGGCGACTCCACCGATATGCTTCCGGAAGAAAATAAAGAAATTTCAGAACAGCCGCTTCTTCCGGTTATGAAAAATAATGATCAGCGTAAGGAATGGCTGAGAAATTACAAAGCATGGGGGCTCTGGTATACAGACGAACACATTAGAGTGCGGTACTACAAGTATGATTTTGAGAATGGTGCACGCCTGATTGCAGAGGAATATGATCCGGAAGAAGTGAAAGATAGCTGGTGGACGCATATAGAAACTTCTTACATGCATCTTGTGGGCGGCCCGGAACCGGATAGAAAAAACGGTATTCCGAAGTGGACATACCATTCAAAATATAACAGACATCCAAACAGCGAGACAGAGCTTGTGGAGTTTCTGAAGGAGGTACAGAAATGAGTAAAATGGATTCATATATGCAGGGACGTACAGAGGGCATGGAATTTGCCCTCCGCCTCGTAAAAGATAAAGGTATTGAAGAATTGGAGAAAGAAATCAAATTCCGACAGAGAACCGGTATCAGCTTGAATGTCACCAGACAGGAACTAAATGCAGCCAGCAATAAGATTAAAGAGATGACATTAGATACATATTCAATCCTTTCGGTAGCTTGTCTCTGTGATTTATGGGGCTTCGGCAAAAAAAGATGTCAGCAGTTTATGGATAAGATGGCCGAGGGAGCTCAGTATCTGGTAGATGATCTTGCAACATGGGATGACTACCGGCAGGCTATACAAGAAAGACTAGGATTCGAAATTAAGATAAGGTGGAATGACTGATGAAAAGAACAGAAATGGACAATATTGTTGAAAACATGGCGGAGTACATCTGCGATCATATATGCCAGAAACCGAAAGAAATCACAGATGCGGAAAAACTGGAAGACTACTGTGCAGAAGAATGCGATATAGGAAGCCATATCTGTAATATCCTGAATCAGTACAACAAGATCAACGATTTTGAGGATTCTGAACTGTACAAGATAATGGCAAAACACCGGAACATTGTCCTCTGCAAAGAATGCCAGTATAGAGCACATTGCAATGATGGTGAATTTGACTGGTGCCGGCTCGGCGCAGGGTTAGATGGGAATTTAAGAGAAGACGAAGGCTGTAGCAGAGGAATCAAGGTGTCCGAATCGGACACGTAAATAACGGGTGCTACTAAAATCCATATATATCACACACAGGAGGAGGTGCCTGTATAGCCTCCTCCGGAAAGGAGTGAAGCATGAATCAGGAAGGATTGATGTTTCCGAAAACACAGAAGAAACGAAAGAAAAAAATGAAACATCCCAAGAGTATTATCCATGAAAAGAATGGGACATGTTACTTATGCATGCTCCTGGACGGAAACTATAAGAAACATCTGCTCTTAGACGAGCATCATATATTCGGAGGTCCCAACCGGATGCATTCCGAAGAAACAGGGCTAAAGGTCTGGCTGTGTCTGGATCATCACACCATGGGTCCACTGGCAGTACATAGATGCCCTGACACCATGAGACTGATGCACCGGATCGGGCAGCAAGAGTATGAGAAGTCACACAGCCGGCAGCAGTTTATAGAAACTTTTGGAAAAAGTTATTTGTGATGATGGAGGAACAGGATGGAAGATAAAACATGTAAAACCTGCATTGATAATGAGGATGGATTCTGCGACAGAAAAGGAATCCTGGTAGAAGACGATGATCAGTGCACTGATCATAAACCCGACTGGAGAGAATCCATGATGCGTAATTTCCTGAGAGGACACTGATATGGGGAGAACAGATCTTAGACCAGATATCACAAAAGAAGTTCTGGAAGAATACATACGAAAAGGTTATTCGCAGAACCGTATAGCGATAACTCTTGGTACTACCCAGTCGACCATATTTAACAAACTCAAAAAATATGGTCTTCAGGTTCAAAAGACCAGACCAAGTAACTATGACAAAAAAGCTCTGATCAAACAGCTTCAGAACGGATGGACTACGGAGCAGATAGCGAGATACTTCGGCGTTTGCACCGGCACTGTTGGGAGCTGGATCAGTAAGAACAAGCTTGGAAAGTACAGAAAAGCATCACCAAAGAAATTTGATACCAAACTTTGCAGTACCTGTATATATGGCACAGGAAAGAAGACGGACATGGACAGATGCAATTACCTATCCATCACCGGTCATTCCCGAAACAAGGGCCAGCCAGAAGAAATCTGTTCGAAATACGAAAAGGGAAAGAGAGGGAGAAAAAGTGGAAAGAGAAAAGTTTGATACCTGTAAACACGTAAAAAGAGTTGGAAACTTTGCAGTATACACAAAATCTACCTGCAATCAGGCAACCATGATCCGTGGCCAACTGGTAGTCGGTAAAGCACGATGCCTGAAATGCGAACTGTGGGAACCAAAGAAGACAGGGAGGAAGAAAGAGGGCAAAAGGTTATGATATCCGAAGACTCCGAAATCAAAGGGCAGATGAACATTAATGACTTTATTTAAAAATTATGGAGGACTGCACGATAGCGTGCCAGTTGTTTGCATGGGGAAAGTGAGGATACAGAATGCAATTAAAAGAATTAACCAACAACCAGAAACGCAAAGAGTTCCTGGAGGACTATACCGGATGGAATCTATGGCTTTACGTGCCGCAAGTAAGCGAAAAGTATTATTTATATCCGCTTCCGGATAACACAATGATCGTTGCCAAAGAGACTGAGCACACAAAAGGCAATGACTGGTGGAAAGTGGAAGAACGTGGCGGTTATTACGTTACCACAGAGTATTATCTCCTGGAAGGTGATTGGGGGAGATTTGCGGATTGCAAGAAAAGCAAGACGCAGATTGTTGAGCATTTGAGAGAGGTGGCAAAATGTTAATCAGAAGTCAGAACAGAGAGCTTTTAATTAATTTCAATAACGCACCAGCAATCGGGATTATGGAGGTTAAGGGTGATGCAAAAATCACTTGTTCGGATACGAATGAAACGCTTGATATCGGCTCTTATTCCACCAAAGCAAAAGCCATGAAAGTACTGGATATGATTCAGGAAGCCTATTGTAAATTTATGTCGGTAAAAAACGATGATGTTTGGGACGGAAAAGAATCCGTGTTTTATATGCCAGAAGATTCGGAGGTGGAAGCATGAGTCATATCAAAGACAGATTATCAGATTATCATGATTTCATGAAGAAACTTGTAGATTACCACCAGATGATTTTGGCAAGCGATGCTCTGGAAATGATAGAGCAACTTAAGGATGACTTGGAACAGGACGAGAAAGAAAATGGGTGGATTCCAGTCAGTGAGAGACTGCCGGAAGAAGACGGAAGGTATCTGGCGACGTTTAAGTATGGAATAAAAGTTTGTATGGTAGGATATGGCTCTTGTAAGAGAACTGTACTAGGATATCCAATTGGACATGGCTGGTATAACTTGGAAGAAGCGCAATATTATGCGGAGGACAGTATTATTGCCTGGATGCACTTGCCGGAACCATATAAGGAGGACTAAATGGGAAGATGCAAATTAGAATGCCCGGACGGCGAAACAGAATGCTGTATTTGCTGTGATAAGCAAGGCGGTTGTGATAATCGGTGCGACATGATGGATGACTACGAATATACAGAAGATTGTGAAGATTATGTTAAGGAGGACTGAACATGATTGCATTATTATGCGGAATATTTATCGGACTTAATGTTGGTGCATAGGGAGTGATTATGCTCGCCATACTGTACGATAAGCACCACCCAGACGATTAGAAAGGAGAACGGTATGCTGACAAGGAATAAAAAGCTGAAAGACTACGGTATTCCGTCAGAGGACATTGAAAAACTGAATACGATGCTGAAAGACTTCCCGGCAGAGTACGGATACCTGCTTTCCAGTGCCACCTTGTCAGCTTGCCCGAAAAACACGGTGATAGCGGATATGGTTATTGAGAATATCCTGCACCGGAAAAGTTACAGAAAAATCAGCAGAGAAAGATATATCCCGATGAATCCGAAGGATTTCTACGGATACAGGCGCAAGACCGTCGCTGTACTGTATGAAAGGATGAGGTTATTGGGAGTGTGGGAGGATAAATAAATGAGGTTAATTGATGCAGACTTATTAAAGAAAAACTGCAAGTGTACAGGCGAATTTGAAGATTATTTTAAATGCGTGTCATTGAGTGAACTTGCTAAAGTAATTGACAATCAGCCGACAGCTTTTGATGTGGACAAGGTTATTAGTGAATTGAAAAGAGATAAATTCGTTGAATCAGAATGTATCTTGTCTGATGTACATCAAGGATACAATGCTGGGCTGAGTAGGGCAGTTGAAATCGTGAAAGGCGGTGGTGTAGATGGTTGATTTTAATGGATTCGACAAGGGCGTGATCGGAAAGCCGCTTCCGGCGGATTCCACTCTGAACAACATGAAAAAAAATGAACTGATCGAACTATTGCATCTCGCCGAGAGTAATCATAAGGTGCTGGCCGATGCCATTGACAGAATATTATATCGACAGATGCGAAATGGAAGTAGTTGGAAACATTTTCGACAATCCAGAGTTGTTACAGGAGGAACACAAATGAGTAAATCAGTATTAGTGATTGATACGCCAATAACATGTATGAGATGCCCTTTTGGTTTGTTTATTAGCGATTATATCTTTTGTGTTATTACAATAGACAAAGACGGTGCTGCTAAGCAAATTAGAAATGATTTATATGGGATTAAAAGACAAAATTGGTGTCCATTGAAGCTATTACCGGAGAAGGACACAAAAAACCATTTCCCGGACGAATTTGAAGATGGGTATGCTATTGGTTGGAACGCTTGCATTGACGAGATTACAGGAGATGACTGACATGACATACAAAAACAGTGAGGGTTATCCAGATCCAACATCAGGAAAGGCAATCAAGGCAGCAGGACATATGCCAACACATATTTACAACGCTTATACAGTTTTGAATAACACTGCCGGACTCTTGGGCTTAGAAATCACAGGTATCAGAGATAAGAAAACGAAGAAGGAATGGAAACGAGGAGGCTGACATCATGGATAAGAGAATTCTGGAAGAATACATAGATGCATGCGAGGTGATCAAGGAAGCAGAAGCAGAAATCCGTAAACTCGAATCGAAAAAAAGTATCACGGCAAATGAGACTGTATCTGGAAGTAATCCGGAATTCCCTTACAACCCACAGCACTTTAAAGTACAGGGAACGACATATTCTTACTCCGATGATGTCAGAATCAGACAGAAGAAAGAGATCCTGAGACAGAAGAAAGAGAAGGCGGAGCAGCTGAAACTGCAGGTTGAAGTCTGGTTGATATCAATTCCATTTCGGATGCAACGGATTATTAAATATAAGATCTTCGAAGAAATGACCTGGCAGCAGGTAGCAGATCGGATGGGACGGAATACCACAGAAGCCAGCGCGAAGATGGAATTCAAAAGATTTTTTGAAAAAAATTAAAGTTTGTTACGAATGTTACGAATGTTACGAATGTTACGATTTAATATGATAATATGTATCATGAACAAATTGGAAACATCCAAGACGTTCAGATCTCATACGATCTCCCCAAGGTATGATAAATTCCATGTCCTGGTCTCTGGTGGTGCTCAGATCAGGACATCCCGGAACATAGCTCAGTGGTAGAGCAGCTGGCTTATATCCAGCGTGTCGGTGGTCCGATTCCATCTGTTCCGATCGCGTGACTTAAACGCGACTTACGCATATAACTCCAAAAGAGGCGGAGCCGGCAGCAGGCTCCGCCTTTAAAATATTCAGGTGTCCAACTCGGACACCTTTTATATTGCCAATTTTCATACAGCGTGCACAGCACCAGCACTTACATACTTTAGGCATGGGAATCACTGTATGTAAGTGTTAGCACCTCCTTTCGTCACGGTAGCAATCGGCTGTCGTGTATGGTACTGGCAGGACTGTATTTCAGTAAATATCAAAACCGACAAACAAGAGGTGATGAGACATGGCCAGAGCGCCGGACAAGAGAATAGAGCAGGCGAAAGAAATGTACCTGCAAGGGCGGAAGTTGGTTGAGATTGCAAGTCAACTAAATCTGCCGGAGGGCACTGTCCGGAGGTGGAAGTGTACTCATAAATGGGATAACGAACGTTCGGATAAAAAAAGCGAACGTTCGGAAAGCAAAAAAAGTAAAAAAAAGAAAGCTGCTGAGAGCGAAGTTGATCAGGTGATAGAAAATCCTGAATTGACAGACAAACAGCGGCTTTTTTGTATTTATTATATTCGGAGTTTTAACGCTACAAAAGCATACCAGAAAGCATATGGATGCAGTTATGAAAATGCGATGCAGAATGGAAGCAGGATGCTGAGAAATGACAAGGTAAAAGAAGAAATCATAAGATTGAAGCAGAATCGTCTGAATCAGGAGCTGCTTTCCGAGGAAGATATCTTTCAGAAGTATATGGATATAGCATTTTCGGATATCACAGACTATGTGAAATTTGGGACAGAGAAAGTCCCTGTAATGACCATGTACGGGCCTGCGCAAGTCCAGGACCCGAAGACTGGAAAGAAAAAAACACTCACAGAAACCGTGAATATAATCCATTTTAGGGATTCGTCAGAAGTGGACGGCTCTATCATATCTGAGGTAAAACACGGAAAGAACGGATCGAGCATCAAACTTGCGGACCGCATGAAAGCCCTTCAGTGGCTAGCTGACCATATGAATCTAGGAACTGAAGAACAGCGTGCACGGATCGCACAGATGAAAGCTCAGACAGATAAACTTACCGGAAACAATCAGGAGATTGAAGATCTGGATGACATAGAAGGCGAGATCTATGGCAGCGGCGAATAGAGTTACCAAAAAGAAAACTATCTTATATCGTTTTTCTGAGAAACATAAAGAATACATCCGCAGATGCAGAGAGTGTTCTTATAATGTGGCTGAAGGAGCTGTTCGTGCTGGTAAGACAGTTGACAATGTCTTTGCTTTTGCACACGAGCTGAAGACTACACCAGATAAGATTCACCTTGCAACAGGATCCACAATGGCGAATGCGAAAATGAACATCGGAGACTGCAACGGAATGGGGCTTGAATGGATTTTCCGCGGTCAGAGCCATTGGGGAAAGTACAAGGATAACGAAGCTTTGTTCATCAAAGGTCCAGCGACTCACAACAGACAGAAGATTGTAATCTTTGCAGGTGGAGCTAAAGAAGACAGCTACAAGAAAATTCGTGGTAACTCCTATGGTATGTGGATCGCGACAGAGATTAACCTTCACCATGATAATACAATCAAAGAGGCATTCAATCGTCAGCTGGCGGCTAAGAGGCTGAAAGTATTCTGGGACCTGAACCCGGATAATCCGAGAGCTGCAATTTACTCAGAGTACATTGATCGTTATCAGCGGCAGCAGGAAGAAGGGAGCTTTCCCGGCGGTTACAATTACATGCATTGTACCATTTACGATAACATCAATATTACTCCGGAACGTTTGAAAGAAGTCGAGAGCAGATATGATGTCAACTCAATCTGGTATATGCGTGACATCAAAGGAATGCGTGTTGTAGCAAATGGTCTGATCTTCCGAAGATTTGCCGATGATATCAGTACCAAGAAGTTTGCGTTCGCTTTGAAAGAGAAACCTAAAGATATCATGGAGATTAATCTTGGCATCGATTTTGGCGGATCTGGATCGGGCCATTCTTTTACAGCTACTGCAATCACAAGGGGATTCCAAATGGTTGTGCCGTTGGCATCTGAGTGGATCAACTGCAAGGACGAGAGTGGCAATCCATTAGAGATTGATCCGGATATGTTGGGAAAGATGTTTTGTAATTTTGTACAGAAGATACTAAACCGATACGGATATGTAACAGTGGTTTATGCGGATAGTGCAGAACAAACGCTGATAGCAGGAATCCGCAGCAGTCTTAGAAAGAATGGTCTTGGCTGGATCAGAGTGGAGAATGCATTGAAAACGGAGATTAATGATCGAATCAATGCTACTTCAATCCTGATGGCACAAGGCCGTTTCGCTTATATGGATGGAGAATGTGACAGTCTTGTAACAGCACTATGTACAGCAGTCTGGGACCCGAAAGAGCTGACGAAGAATGTCAGACTTGATGATGGGACCAGCGATATTGACTCATTAGACAGTTTTGAATATACATTTGAGCGACTGATCAGTCAGCTCATCAGGTACGGGTGATTAATATGAATTATACAAATATGTATCAGGCATTGCGTAAGATCCTGGACAAGGATGAGCAGATCGATTATGCAATGAGCGGAGAGACAGCGGCACATATTGAGATGTGGTCTGCACTATACAAAGATAAGGCGCCATGGCTGGATTCCAACACACAGAGCGCAGGGATTGCGGCAGCAGTAGCTGGAGAGATTGCCAGGCTGACGGTTCTGGAAGTGAAGAGCGAAGTTTCCGGAAGTGCCAAGGCATCATATATTGATAAAATCTACCAGAGAGTGATTGAGAATCTGCGGATTCAGGTTGAGTATGCAGATGCGAAAGGCAGCCTGATCTTTAAACCTTATGTGACTGCAAATGGCATTTCTATCCAGTACATACAGGCAGATAATTTCTTTCCTTTGGAATTTGATACGGAGACGATTACAAAATGTGCATTCCTGGATCAGTTCCGTCGAGACAATGAGATATACAGCAGGATAGAGATACATACTCTGAAAGATGGGTTGCTGAACATCCGGAACAGAGCTTTCGTTTCCAGAACAGAGGGACTGATTGGGACGGAGATACCAGTCAATTCAGTTCCGAAGTGGTCTGAACTCGTACAGGAAATTACATTTTCCGGCACAGAGAAGCTGCCGTTTGGCTACTTCAGAGTTCCGCTGGGAAACAATCAAGATTCTGGCAGTCCACTGGGAACATCTACATTTTCAAGAGCTGTGAAACATATCCGGGAAGCAGATAAAAGATATTCCCAGATCAATTGGGAATATGAGAGCAAAGAATCAGCAGTTCATATTGCTCAGAGCCTGTTAAAGAGAGACCAGAGCACAGGAGAACCGGTTTATCCTGCGGGTAAGAAAAGGTTATACCGTGCCATTGAGTACAACACTGGAGCTACCGATAAGCCTTTTATGGATACCTTTTCACCGGACATCAGGGATACATCATATTTCAATGGGTGGAATCACCTAATGAGGATGATAGAATTTGACTGCAACCTGGCATACGGAACTATTTCAGATCCGAATAATACAGACAAGACGGCAGAAGAGATCAAAGCCAGCAAGCAGCGATCATATTCTTTTGTACAGAGCTGTCAGACAGCACTGCAGCATGCTTTAGAGGATTTAGTGGATGCAATAGCATTCTGGTGCGATATCTATCAGCTATGCCCCTCTGGAACTTATCAGACATCTTTTGACTGGGATGATTCTATTGTGACGGATGTAGAGTCAGAACGGCAGTCTGATAGGCTGGATGTTTCCATGGGTGCAATGCCACTGTGGGAATACAGAATGAAATGGTATGGGGAAACAGAAGAGCAGGCAAAGGCAGCAGTCCAGAAGCCAGAAGAGACGGTGATTGAATGACGCAGGGCGAGATTGAAAAACTCACAGTGAAAGTCAGCAACATTTTCTCAGAACTGGAAGTTCGGATCATGACAGATATTGTCCGCAGGATTAAAGAAAATGGTTTTGCAAGTGCTTCCGTAGACTGGCAGATCAGCAGGCTTCAGCAATTGGGAATGGCCGAGGAAGATATCCGTGGATGGATCCAGAGCGCATTACAGACAACGGATACAGAAATGGACAGGATATTTTCTGATGAGGTGTACAAACAGTATTACGAACAGGAACATTTCTTTAAACTTGCCGGAATGCAGCAGATACCGCTTGAAGAAAATTTCGTGATTCAGCAGCTGATTGAGGCGACCAAGAAGCAGCTCCAGGGAGAATATAAGAATCTGACCGGTTCCATGGGATTTGCTATTCGTAATCCGGCAACTGGTAGAATTCAATCTTCACCTCTGATGGATTATTACAGATCTACTATGGATCAGGCTGTTATTGATATCAAGTCAGGCGCATTTGATTATAACACAGTTCTTAAGCGGACCGTGAATCAGATGACGGCTTCTGGACTTCGATATATAGAGTATGATTCAGGACACCGGGACAGGATAGATGTAGCTGCCAGAAGAGCAATCCTTACCGGTTTTCGACAGGTGCAGAGCCAGATCATGGAGCAGACAGCGGATCAGCTGGGGACAGATACCTTTGAAGTCAGCTACCATGTAGGGGCAAGACCAACACATCAGCCCTGGCAAGGTAGAGTGTGGACGCGGCAGGAACTTGTTTCTGTATGCGGCCTTGGTGAGGTAACAGGTCTGAAAGGAGCCAACTGTTACCATGATTATAAACCATTCCCCCCTGGATCCGTGAGAACATATACGGATGAACAGCTCCAGAAAATGCTTGAAGCTGAGAATACTCCCGGAGAGTACAACGGAAAACAGTACACCACTTATGAAGCGCTTCAACAGCAGAGAAAGATGGAACGTGTCATGCGGGCACAACGTCAGAGGATAAAGTTACTGGAAGAAGGAGGAGCTGATAAACAGGATATAATCCTGGCAAAGGCCAAGTACCAGGGACAGATGCAGACCTATAAAGATTTTTCTAAAAAGATGCATCTTCCGGAACAGAAAGCTAGAATCATGCAGGATGGCTTAAAAGGAAAGTTCATGCCGACAAAAGCAGAGCAGAAAGCCCTTGAAGAATCAGCTATAAATGATAAAATAAAAGCAGACATGAAAGCAGCTGGGATGAGAGGGGAGATTAATTTGAAACCTCAGATTCCTGATGTGAGCAAACTTTCTTTTGATGAGCACCATGTAAATCAGGAAAGGCAGCATAATGTAACAGAGACAGAAGCAAAAAGCTACATTCAAAACGCTGTATTTTCTACTACGAAGTGGAAAGGAAAGTTTACAAATTATTACAGTGATGAAGGTGCAACATTTGTAGATAATGAAGCTCAGTATATTAGAACTGCTTTCAGAAAAGAGCAATATGATGAAGCGGCAACAGCAGCTATGGAGGTGTTAAAACGTGAGTGGTCCTGATTTTGTAATGTGCCCCTTGGTTGATGAGAATATAGAACCCATTGATTGCATTGAAAATTCAGATGCGATAGATGGGATTATCAAGAAAGAAACGATTCCGGAAAGGTTTAAAAAGAAGCCGAACTGGAAAGAGATATGCAAAAAATGTAAATGGCATGGATATTGATACCACCAGTCAGAAATGACCGGTGGTATTTTTATACTCAAAAATTGGTCAGATGATCAGACCTAAAATAGTCAGCTATCTGGTGGATGGTTACACACCTATAAATAACCTATGGGATAGGCAGGAAAGGACAAACAGATGAAAACAGAAGATTTACAGGCAAAAGGATTAACTCAGGAACAGATTGACTTTGTTATGGCCGAATATGGAAAAGATCTTAATGCAGTAAAAGCGGAGAGGGATGGTTATAGGTCCCAGCTTGATACGGCACAGACTTCTTTAAAAGCGATGGAAGGGATTGATGCTGCTGGATTGCAGACGAAAGTTTCCGATTTGACCAAGCAGCTCCAGGGCAAGGATGCAGAGATTGAGAAAATCAAAGCGGATTATGCTTTTGATACATCTGTGAAAGAAGCTATTCGAAAGGCTTCCGGGAGAAATGAGAAAGCAATCATGGCGCTTTTAGATATGGATACTTTAAAAGCATCCAAGAATCAGTCTCAGGACATTGAAGCAGCAATCACGGCCTTAAAGAAAGATAATGATTATCTGTTCCAGCAGGCAGCCACAGTTCCTCGTGTAGTTTCTTCAACTACAGGAATCAGCAATGAAGCACAGACTAAAAAAGAGCAGGCAAATGAAGCACTTAGAAGTCTGCTCGGAAAAGGAGAATAAAGAATGGCAGTAAATATTACAAACAGAGCGGATGCAGAAGCGATTATCCGCGAACAGGTTGTATCCAGTATCTTTCAGGATGCACCGAAAAATTCCGTATTTATGGGAATGGCAAGAAAACTTCCAAACATGACATCTAACCAGACCAGAATCCGCGTACTGGATTTCTTACCGACTGCTTACTGGGTAGATGGTGATGTTGGCATGAAACAGACTACCAGACAGGCATGGGATAACGTATATCTGAATGCCGGAGAACTGGCTGTTATCGTACCTATTCCGGATGCAGTGCTTTCTGATGCAGAGTTTGACATCTTTGGTGAGATCACTCCACGTGTCATGGAAGCAATCGGACAGAAAGTAGATGCAGCAGTTATCTTTGGAGATAACCGCCCAAGAGAATGGCAGGCAGATCTTGTTACCCTGGCAAGACAGGCAGGAAACAATGTTTCACCGACAACAGGAAAAGATTATTATGATCTGATTCTTGGCGAGAATGGTGTGTTTGCAAAAGTTGAAGAAGATGGATATGGAGTTTCTGGAGCTATTGCACCGATGAACTTTAAAGCAAAACTCCGCGGTCTTCGTGATACCACAGGACAGCCAATCTTCAAAAGCAATATGCAGGATGTTGCGAGATATACACTGGACGGTGCACCGATTACATTCCCGGAAAACGGTGGTTTCTATCCAGAAATTGCACAGCTTGTAGTTGGTGATTTCGGTCAGGCAGTATATTCCATTCGTCAGGACGTAACAGTGAAGATTCTGGATCAGGGAGTTATTCAGGACCCGGCTACAAAGGAAATCGTCTATAACCTGGCACAGCAGGATATGACAGCACTTCGTATTGTATTCCGTATGGGTTGGGCTCTTCCGAATCCAGCTACCAGAATGAATGAAGACCGTACAGGCTGCGCATTTGCATATCTTGAGCCAGGTACTCCGATTGCTACTCAGAAAGTTACATTTACTGTAACGGACGGTAAAGAATCAAGTCCGGCAGTTTATGAAGGTGCACGTATCAATGTGGATGGGGCAATTCTTGTAACCGGAGATGATGGAAAAGCGGAGTTTAACCTGCGAGCTGGTACATATACAGCAAAGATCACCAAGAAGGGATATATCTCGGTGACAGAAACCTTTACTGTGGCAAAGACGGCAGTAACAAAGAACATTACTCTTACAAGCCTAAAATGACAAGGATGTGATGAAAAATGTATGCTTCGTACAATTATTACGAATCTGGCTATCTGATGGGCCGTGATTCAAAGCTGTCTGAGGATGAATTCCCATTCTGGGAAAAACAGGCTGAGCGTGTGTTGAATCAGTACACCTTCAGCCGTCTAGCTTCGAATTTGGGACTTATCACAGATGATGTGAAAGATTGCGCCTGTGAGCTTGTAGAGCTCCTGTATCAGGCAGATAAGAACACTCAGCAGGCAGCAGAACAGGGAGGTGTTTTGCAGTCCTATTCCAATGATGGGGAATCTGGAACCTTTGATCTGTCCCAGTCAATATTCACGGAAGAGGGAAAACAGAAGAAGGTCAAAGAGATCATTTACAGATATCTGGGGAACACCGGGCTCTTGTATCAGGGGGTGTGAGCATGAACCAGAATTACATTCATACCATCACCTTATACAATCGGATTCAGGCATCAGACAGCGAAGACAGGAAGGAGCACTGGAAGAGGATAGTGCTCCATAATTGTTTCTGGAAAGCACAGGTAAATACCGGTTTTAATGATACCCAGGCAAGTGTTCAGAACACTTATGCGGTGCGGATTCCAAAGGATGACAGATACTTACCTTACGCAGAATACAAAAACTCTCCGGAAGAGCATTTTACAGTTTCACAGGGAGATATTGTTATTTGTGGGGAATGCACGGAAGAAATCACGGGGGAATCTGGAAAGACTGCGGCACAGGTCCTGAACAGATACAAGCCATCAGCATTCAAAGTAACGGCATTCTCTGACAATACTAGTTTTCCGCTGGCGAAGCATTACAGATTGGGAGGCTGATACAATGAAAGTGAAATTCGAGTGGAATGATTCTCCTGATCGGATTGCCAAAAAGAAACTTGGTGGACAGCCGGGCATGCTTTTTCTGGCGGCAACTGCAGCACGTTTCATGGATCCTTATGTACCGGCAGATAATCTGGTGCTTGTGCAGAATATAGACATCACTGCTGATGAGGATGCGGGTTATATAACCTACAACAGTCCCTATGCTCATTATCAGTATATGGGAGAGATGTACGGTCCAAACATCCCTATCTTTGATGGAAAGGAATTGATGGGCTTCTGGTCTCCGCCACACAAGAACCCGACAGGCAGAAAATTGAAGTACAGCACATTTCGCCATCCGCTTGCAACAGATCATTGGGACAAAGCCATGATGACTGCAAGGAAAGAAGATCTTGCAGAAGCTTATGAAGAATATCTGAAATTAGGAGGAAATACGTGACAAGGCATGATGCGGTAAAAGAGTATTTTGAACCAAAGGTCAGTGAGCTTGCCGGAGATATGCTGAATTTCAACTTTTCTCCGGAATCGGAAGACAGCATCTCGCTGATCACGAATTATTCTGATAAAGTCAGGAAAAAGTACATTACCGGTGATGTGCAGAAAGAGTATGGCTTTACGATTGTGATCGTAAAATCCTATTCTTCTTTCCAGGATGATCTGAATCTGGAAGCTATGAATTTCGCACAGGCTTTTATGGATTGGTTGGAGCAGCAGAATGAAAAGAAAGTTTTCCCTGATTTTGGAGAAGCGTGCGAGATACAGAAGATGGAAAATCTTCAGAATATGCCAAACCTGTCTGGCGTTAATCAGAATGGGACAATGGCAAGATATATGATACAGTCAAGAATTATTTACAAAGAAAGGAAGAACAAGACATGAAGTTAGAAAGAGAAGCGTTAGCGCATTTCCTGGATACTTCCTGGGGAAAAGATGCGGCAAAAGATGCAGCTAAAGCGGTGTGGGAGATCATTGGCGAAGACATCGATGACATGTCCGTAGATTTGAACCCTGACATTGAGAAGAAAAAGAATATCCTTGGAAAAGCAAAAGTGAACGACAAAGGTTATGAACCGTCTATTAGTGCAGATCCGTTCTATGCAAATCCAGAGTATAAACTTTATCCGAAGATTCGCGATCTTGCTTTAGGACGCAAAAAAGGAGATACATGCAAGAGCCTTATGCTCGAGGTTATCGTGGAGGATACCACAGCGGCTAAGCATTTAGCTTATGTACAGGAAGTTCTCGTAAAACCGCAGTCTTATGGCGGTGGTACAGAGGGAGTTAACTTCCCGTTCAACATTGAGGAAGACGGAGCCAGAGTAAAAGGTTATGTGACAGGAGAATCTGTAAAAACTGGAAACCCAGTATTTACCGCAGGAGAAATTGAAGCTGCGTAAGTAATACTGATTTATGGGAGTGCCATTAACACTATGGCGCTCCCTGATTTTTTATTTCAGGAGGAAATTATGGAACAGACATCCAATCAGAAAGCAAACACAATCGTCATTGATGATGGTAGTAAAGAATATAACATTCAGAATCAGCATGGAGAGACACTGGCAGTCTTCCGTTTCCGCCCATCGGACACCAATATCATTTCCAGATTTAAAGAGGTACAGAAATTTTTTGAGAATTTTAGTACAGAGGAAAATGAATCTGTAAAAGAATGTGAACAGAGAGTGATTGAACGGATTGATTATCTGGTAGGGGCAGATACTGGCTCTACATTCTTCTCTGTGTTAGGACCGTTCTCCCCGATGAACAATGGAAAATTGTTCGTGGAGGTATGTATGGATGCCTTGCGTGATGTGATCGACAAAGAGTTTGATGTCCGGATCAAAAAGAGTCAGAGCCGGGTAAACAAATATACGCAGAAATACCAGAAACACAGACCAAATTATACAAAGAAGCGCCGTCATGGATGATATGTGGAATCTGCCCCATTCTATAGAATTGGGCGGTGAACAATATGAAATTCGAACGGACTACAGAGCTATTTTGGATATCCTGCGGGCTATGGCAGATCCTGAACTCGATGAAAATGACAGAACGGAAGTGCTTTTTAAAATTTTCTTCTGGAATCCAGAGAAGATCCCGGATGAGTATCTGCAAGAAGCTATTGACAAGGCATTTGAGTTTATTGACTGCGGAATCAAAGGTGATGAGAAGAGTAAAGTCCGATTGATGGACTGGGATAAGGATTCCCCTCTGATTGCTTCCGCAATCAATAAAAACACCGGAAGAGACATACGATCTGTGAAGTATATGCACTGGTGGACCTTTATGGGCGCATATATGGAGATATCAGAAGGCCTTTTTCATGAGATCCTTCAGATCCGGCAGAAAAAAATGAACGATAAAAAGCTGGAAAAATGGGAACTGGAATTTTACCGGAAGAATAAAAAACTGATAGACATTCAGCAGCAAAAGACAAAGCGGTCAGCTGAGGAAGAAGCTGCTCTTAAGGAATTATTTGGTGGATTGAAGAGGTGAGATTATGGCAGATGGAACAATTACTCTTAAGGCTGAGTCAGATGATAAAGGTGTAAAAGTGGGCATGCGTGATATAGAAGCCTCTGTAAAACGAATGTCCACATCCGTAGAAGGCCTTGGAGAAAAAGCTAAGATTGCCATACAAAAGCAGTTGGATTCTCTTTCAAAACTGAATAATCAGTATGTACAGCAGGAACAGAAGGTAAATGATCTAAAGCAGAGAATGAAAGAGCTCTCTGATCAGAAGATAGAGACAGATAAATACAAGCGGCTTAGTGATGAGATTAAGAAACTGGAAGATGAGTTTGAAAAGGTTGAAACAAAACAGCGTGAATGGCTGGATATGGGCTTTTCAATAAACTCTGTGCCGCTTAAGGAACTTGACAAACAGATGGACGACATCTGGGCGGATATTGATAAAATCCAGCAGAAACAGGCTGAAATGAGAAATTCTGGTACTGCTTATGTGGACCCGCGTAGTTTATCAGAGTACCAGAACACCGCTTCCAGACTTACAGTGGAAGAAATGCGACTGGATGATATGAATAACCGGTTAAACACTTCCTTTGCCTCTACAGAAATGCGTCTGAAAGAATGCAGTGAAGAAGCTGTTAAGTCATCATCTAAGTTTAACGGACTTGCAAGCGCGGCAAAGCGTTTTTCTGGTAGGTTAATACAATCTGGAATTACCGGCATGAAACGAAAGGTTCACGAACTCTGGCAGGCTCTTGATAAGCTAATGGCGAAATTTATGCAGCTGGCATCTGGAGCAATCACTGGTGGTCTGCAGAAGATTTCAAACGGTATCTTTGCTATTCATAAGTCAGCAAATAAGAGTACACTATCACTGAAAAATCTGCTGAAATATGCATTCGGAATACGTTCACTGTTTGTACTCTTCAACAAGATGCGAAGTGCTGTTGTAGATGGTATTCAGAATCTCGCCAAGTATGATCTGGCAACCAAGACAGGAGACGTAAATAACTGCCTGTCTGCACTGATGTCATCTCTGACGCAGCTGAAAAACAGTTTTGCGACTGCATTTGCGCCAATTATTACAGTGGTGACACCTCTGCTGGTGAATTTCATTAACATGATATCCCAAGCGGTAACACGCGTGGGAATGCTGATTGCAGCACTTACTGGGCAGAATACTTTTACCAAGGCGGTTGCGGTTCAGGAGAATTACGCGGCCAGTCTGGATAAGACAGCGAATAAAGCAAAAAAGGCTGCAAAAGAATTAAAAGGATACCTTAGTCCAATTGATGAAATCAACCGATATGATGATGGGAAGACGAACAGCAATACTGGTTCAAATGGAAAATATACAGGTCCGTCTCCTAAAGATATGTTTGAGGAAGTTCCTATTGAAAGTTCCTTGAAAGGGATTGCAGATAAGATCAGAGAACTGATCAAAAACGAAGATTGGGAAGGCCTTGGAGCTTACATAGCCAGTGGAATCAACAAAGGACTTCAAAAAATCTATGATGTCATCAACTGGAATAACGTAGGACCAAAGGTAACGAAGTTCTGTGATGCATTTACCAGGACATTTAATAGTCTGGTAGATAACATCGACTGGGACCTGATGGGGCGTACAGTTGGTGCCGGCATCAATACTCTGGTAAACACCCTGAATCTTTTGATTGCAGGAATTGACTGGAAGAACCTTGGAAAAAAATTTGCAACCGGTATCACTGGTCTTGTTAGGGAAGTCAACTGGAATAATCTTGGACAACTTATGGGAAACAAGTTCATGATTGCCTGGAAAATCTTTAATGGAATGGTTCACAATCTTCCGTACAGCGAGATTGGAAAGGCTGTTGCAGAATGTCTGAATGGCGCAATGTCCCAAATTTCTCTTTCAGAGGTTGCAGATACGCTGGCAACCGGATTGAATGGTGCATTTACATCATTATATAGTTTCTCGGAGAGCTTTGACTGGTCCGAACTGGTAGATAACATCGCAAACGGTATCAATACTTTTGTATCAGAATTCAAGTGGGAAGAAAATGGACAGAAGCTGGAAGTATTTCTGGATGATCTGTGTAAAGCACTACTGAATATAGCAGAAAAGACAAACTGGGAATCTTTTGGTGCCGGCATTGGTACTTTTATTTCCCAGGTTGACTGGGTTGGACATCTGAAACAGGTGATAAGTGCAATAGTTAAGGCATTAGGCGGTCTGTTTGATGGAATGGAAGCAGGTGGAACAGCCGGTAAGGTAGTATCTTTTCTGAGCAAAGTATTTTTAGCAGTGAAGATTGCAGATATTACGGGATTGGATAGCCTCATAAAGCTGCTGGTTGGATTTCTAGGAAAGAAATTAATAGGTTCTGAAACTGTAGCTGAATTATCGGGTAGTCTGACCACCTTATTAGGAAATTCCGTGAAAGGTGCGGCTGGTGGCTTTTCTTCACTGGCGTCATCTATAGCTCCGCTGGTAGGAACAGCAGGACTGATTGTAGGTGTGGGCGTAGCAGCAGCTACAGCTACTTCTGAACTGGCAAAAATGGTAGAGACCATGCAGGGCGGCAATGGTATTGGCGGCACATTTGGAAATACCATGGATGACTTCATCCAGACATTACAGCGGCGCGGCGATATCATATCCGGCTCTGCAACGGAAATCTGGGATCTGAAAGAATCTCTCGAAAAAGAGGGCATGACTGCCGAAGAAAAATCCAGTGCAACACAAAAACTCATTGATAAACTGGGCGAGATGGGCGTTACATCTGAGCAAGCAACACAGGCATTTGAGACATTAAGGCAGAAGGGACTTATTACAGATGATATGTTCGATATTCTATCAGAATCTATTAAGACACTTGGCAATGATACAACCAACATGGCAGGGCAGATCAACCTTGGAAGCCAGAGTGCACAAAAATCTTATGATGATCTGAAACTTGCTATCGGAAACCTGACAAATCAGATGCATCTTGGAACTGATGAACAGGGACAGTTATTGAATGCTCTGGACAGAACCGTGGATTCCGGTGGCACTGCACAGGACGCATATAACAATGTCATGGCAGCAGTTAAGAATATGGGGGGAAATACCGAGACTGCAGCAAAGATTTTCTCGGAAGTTTTTCCGAATGCGGTGCAGGTCACAAAGAGCAGCGTAGATAAAAATATCATTGGAGCACAGCAGACTGTAACGACTTCTACCGGAAAGATGAAGGCAGATGCAGAAACGAATCTGGCGGGACTTCAGAAAGCGGCGGAGAATGCATCTGGTGGTGTAAACACAGCAACAGTGAAGAATTGGGGTAATTCGGCATCAGAGGTGGATAAAAACCTTGATCAGATGAAGCAGCATGCAAACCTGAAACTTGGAGAAATGCAGAAGACGGTAGATTCTCATTTTAGCAGCCAGTACAATACCATGACTACAAAATGGCAGAAAGCAAATGAGCGTATTAACCAGATCATAGCAGATATGGCTGCTATGATTAACAATAAGATGGAAAATCTGGTGTCATCCATGGAACGTGCGGGAAGTAGAATGGGGAACGGCTTATCGCGCGGTGTATCTGAGGGAACCAGCGGAGTCAAACGTGCTTTGAATAATGCCGTTAGTAAAGTGAACAGTACGATCGGAAACATTAATAGCGCTTTATCTGGAATTGAACATGGTTTTACATTTTCGTATGATGTACAACTTCCCACTGGTGGCCGCAGATGGGGTAATTACAGTTTGAATTTACCAAGAGTAAATACAGTTCCATATTTGGCAACAGGAGCTGTAATTCCACCAAGAAGTGAGTTCCTGGCAGTTCTGGGAGATCAGAAGAACGGTCGGAACTTGGAAGCTCCGGAAAGCCTGATAAGACAGATATTCCGGGAAGAAACTGGCAGCAGCCAAGGAAGCAATACATACAATGTTTCTGTGTCCGCTTCTGGAAGAAAATTCTTGGATATCGTTCTGGAAGAAGGGGAACTGAGAAGAAATCGAAATGGCGGAAAAAATCCGTTTAAGCTTGATGATTAGGAGGCGTTTGGATGGCAGAAGAATGTTTTAAAATTGACGGAGTCGCAATTGCGGCTCCTGAAACCTATAAACCGGTGTTTTCTACGACAAGCACCAAAAGTACGAAACGTGATCAGACACTGACTATGCATAATTCCGTTATGGGTACTATTGCAGGATATGATATGACCTGGGGAGAACTTACGTGGACTGAGATTGCAACGATCCTGAACGTACTTATAGATAAAAAAAGTTTTACATTTCATCATAAGGATCCGAGAATTCCGGGAAAATGGATTGATGCTTCTTTTTATTGTTCTAACTACAATATGGAGGCACAAACATTGGAAGAGAAGGCTGAGAAGTGGACAGGCTTGGCAATCAATGTAAGGAGGAAAAAGAAATTATGATCAATGTATCTGATCAGCTCCTGAAAGAGTCAAAAGAAAACCAGGATTATTATGTAACAGCAAATGTTACCCTTACAGATGGAACAAAATTATCACTCAAAAAAGAAAACTTCTATCTGGACGGAAATGGAATTGTTGATTCTGCGGATAGTAGTAGTTTCCCAGTGGGAGTGGCTATCGAAAAAACAGCTACATTGTCCCTTGTAAATGATGAGGAACAGTTTTTGGGATACAGTTTTAACAGGGCAGTATTTGCAATTTATATGAATCTGGAATTATCAGATGGGAAAGTGGAGACCTTCAAGCGAGGGTCTTTTATTGTGTGCAAAAAGCCAGCTATTGATGAGGAGATAAACCTTACACTGTTAGATTATATGAGCAAAACTGACAGGAGTTACGAAACAAATCTTACTTTTCCCTGTACTGCGGGTGAGGTCCTGCAGGATTCCTGCCAGACGTGCGGGATTACCCTTGGTGATGCGACTTTTAAAAATTCTGATTTTCGAGTAATGAAAAAACCAACCGGTACCACTCATAGAGCAGTGATTGGTATGGTAGCCGCTCTTGCAGGCGGCAATGCCAGAATTGATGAGAATGACCTCCTGAGAATCGTTACTTATCAGGCGGCACCTAAAGTAGTAAAGCTTGTGGAAGCTCCTTGGATGGATGCTAGTGGAAACAATATCTATGATATTGAGGAAAATGAAATCATTATAACAAAGGAAGATATAACAATCGGCTTAAAGCTCGAGGAAGGTATTGATGATGTGCAGACGGACATCGATATTATCACAGTTACCGGAGTGAAGTACACAGAAGACGAGCGGGATTACATATACGGACAGGAAGGTTACTTGATTGATTTGAAAGAAAATCAGCTACTTTCCGGAAATGCCGAGGACGGTGTGAATTGTATTGGCCGGATTTTAACTGGCTTCCAGATTTTGCCATTTTCTGTAAGTAGCATACCGATTGGATATGCAACCTTTGGAGATGCAGTGCAGTTTGAAGATTATCGAGGAAATATATATCGTTCCTATGCTACTGATATTGAATTTTTATTTGCTGATTCTACCAATTTTTCCTGTAAGGCAAAGAGTGTAGAATCTCAGGGAGCAGAGTACCCGGATGAAAATAAAGTGCTGATAGAGCAGGCAAAAGAAGATACACGTCAGAAAATGACTGCTTATGACATTAAGCTAAAACAGATGAATGAGTTAGCTGCCAATACTTTGGGATTTTATTTCACAATCGAAAATCTAACGGATGGATCCACAATCGTATACCGCCATGATAAACCAACTTTAAAAGAATCAAAGATAATTTATAAAAACGGAATTGATGGCTTTTTCTTATCCGTTGATGGCGGTGAGACATGGAAATCCGGATTCGATTCCAATGGAGATGCCGTACTTAATATTTTATATGCGATCGGTATTCAAGCGGAGTATATCAATACCAGAGGATTAACGGCTAAAGACAACGATGGAAATATTACGTTTCGTATAAATGCAGATACAGGTGAAGTTGAAATAAACGGAAGTAGTGTTTATATCGGAGAAAAAAGAGTAGATAAAATGCTTGAGGACATGAATAATACCATCGCATCTGCCAAGAATATGACCTTACAGCTGAGTAACGACATGCAGACGATCGCATCTGACGCAGACGGAAACATTCCGGTATTTCCAACAGTGGCAACCACAGCGTCAGTTATGTATGGCTCACAGGATGTAACCAATGATTGCAGTTACACGATTACGAAATCCGACAGCGTGACCGGCTCTTGGGATGTCAATACGCACACCTATACAGTCACAGGACTGATAGCTGATAACGGATGGGTGGATATTAAAGCCACTTACCTGCAAACCTTGTCCATCACAAGAAGATTCACGATTGCCAAGCTTAAAGCCGGAAAGAACGGAGTCAATGGACTGGATGGTTTGCAAGGCGAAAAAGGCGAACAAGGAGTTCCCGGAAAAGATGGCAAAGATGGAACAAATGGAGTAGACGGCAAGACATCATATTTCCACATCAAATATAGTTCCGTGGCAAATCCGACATCATCTAGTCAGATGACTGAAACTCCGTCCACGTATATAGGTACTTATGTAGACTATGAACCGAATGACAGCACAGACCCGAAGAAATATACGTGGTCAAAATTCGAGGGGTCTGATGGTAAAGATGGTATTGCTGGAACGAACGGCACAGACGGAAAGACGTATTATCTACATATTGCCTACGCGAACAGTGCTGATGGAAAGACAGGCTTTTCGGTTTCTGATGGAACTAATAAACTGTATATTGGCCAGTATACGGATACCGCCAAGACAGATTCCACTGACCCGACAAAATATACGTGGAGTAAGATTAAGGGCGAGACGGGAGCTGATGGAAAACCGGGAAGAACCTACATCATTGAGCCGTCTTGTAACGTGCTGAAACGTGGAGCAGACAAGAATGTCAGTCCAAATTTTTTGAAATTTAACGCATACTACAGAGACGGTGATTCGGCTACCAGATATGCGTATAAGGGCAGATTCGTGATCGAAGAGACTACTGATGGTAATACATGGAAAACCATTTACACCAGTTCAACGGATGAAGATACGGTGACACATTATCTTTATACGATACTGACCAATAGTTCTAGCGAAACTATTTCAAGCTCCAACGGCTCTACTATCGGTATTCCAAGGGATGTCACGAATGTCCGGTGCAAGCTGTATGCATCCGGTGGAACTACAACATTGATGGATATGCAGAGCGTTGCGGTTGTTATTGATGTAGCAGCGCTCACGCAGGAACAGATTGTTGAAATTCTGTCCAATGATGGCGAATTCAAAGGACTGTACTATCTGAACGGACATCTGTACATCAGTTTTGATGCATTGATGGGTAGCGCAGCAACCTTGGGTGGTACCAAAAACGGGAATGGCTACCTGAAAATCAAAGATGTCGATAACACAGTTAAAGGATTGATTGACCGCTCTGGATACACTGTATTCACGAACTACGAGGAAAATTCGAAGTATATGAAATATACAGGTGTTCAGTTTTCGAACGATGGATTATTTCCTGTCAACGTGGAGAAATTTTTTGACAATACAGTGGATACTGAAATAACTGAGCTAGAATTATGGTCAATTGATTGGAGCGATGGATTAAGCATTGATGCAAGCTATGGCTCTTTTGATGAACTTAATTGCTACGGTGGAAATTTAATACCGGATATGCTGAAAATATCAGATGTATTTACAGTGAAAAAAGCTCTTGCTACAGGTGATTTTTTCTACGCAGAGTTCCAAAAAGAATTATCATGTCGAGGGGGAATTCGAATATACGATTACCCTACAGTTACGACTGGATACAACGCATACATAGATATCAATAGCTATAAGCTCGGAAAATATAGTTCCTCGTCTGAAAGATATAAGATTCTTGGGGGTTCATTATCAGAAGAATTCATCGAGAACTTGTACAACATTGAACCAATAATGGCACGGTATATAGACGGATACCTCGAAGAACATGACGAACGTGTTGGAGTTTACTTTCCGATGTTCCGTGCGGAAGATGTGAATATGTATTTCCATCTGGCTGTAGACCATATAGACGGCAAAGCGGAGAACTGGAACGAACGAATTATGATCCCGGCAATGTTCGCAATGATAAAAGCTCAGAAAAAGAAAATTGACCAACAGGAGAAACTTATTAATAAACTTTGCGAAAAGTTAAATATAGAATGAATTATGAAATGGAGGCACATAAATGTCAGTAAAGCAAGTACAAGCCATTGTAAATGGTCAGGCTTATACCCTTACTTATAATAGTAATACGGGTAAATATGAAGCCACAGTAACAGCACCAAGTAGGTCCAGTTACAGCCAGAGTGGACATTATTACGGAATAACAATCAAGGCAACGGACGACGCTGGAAACGTGACCACCAAAGATGCGACAGATTCCGCAATCGGTAGTTCGCTGAGATTAACCGTTAAAGAAAAGGTTGCACCGGTAATCACAGTCACCAATCCAACTGCATCCGCAACACTTACCAATAACAAACCGACTATCACATGGAGCGTCACAGATGATGATTCTGGTGTTAATCCGTCTACTATCGGTATCACAATCGATTCCGGAAGTAAGATTACTGACGGCATTACAAAGACCGCTGTAACCGGTGGTTACAATTGTTCGTACACACCGGCAACAGCTCTTACCGATGGTTCTCATACCATTAGGTTTGACGCATCCGATTACGATGGCAACGCAGCTACACAGAAATCTGTAACGTTCAAGATTGACACCGTCCCACCGACACTGAGCGTAACCTCTCCGTCTGATGGATACGTTACCAACAAGAGCACGATCACTGTATCTGGTACAACCAATGATGCAACCTCATCTCCTGTTACGGTAACAGTCAACGGTGCATCTGTAACGGTTGGTAGCAACGGAGCATTCAGCACTACGGTCACATTGTCCGCAGGATCAAATACAATTAATATCGTTGCGAAAGACAGTGCCGGTAAGACAACAACCATTACCAGAACTGTCAAGTATGACCCGAACCCGCCGAAGATCACAGCCGCAAGCGTAACGCCTAATCCGGTCGATGCAGGCAAGACTTACGTGATCTCTGTAACAGTTACTGATGACTGATGATTACAAGGGTATATGGCTCGTGTAATGAGTTCGCTATTGAGTTCCAGAGACGAGAGGGATCGGATCTCGAAATCTGGGACGCAATAGTCCCTGCCGATAAAGATGGACAGTACGTCATAGAAGTCTATGCAGAAAGTAGTGGCGGCTTAACAGCTTATGCCGCCACTGTACTGTTTCTGATATCAGGGCACGAAATTGCCGGAAAGCTCGTGCCACGAGGATACACGGCAGAATCAGAGAACATTGAATACAGTTCATTGTTGAATCTGAACCAGCTGACGGCAGAGATTGTAAAGCAATGTTTCAGCGGACATAAAATATGCTGAAAGGAGAGAGGACATGGCAATTAGATACGTAGATAGCAATACAATAATGGATTTGGGAGAAAAAATCCGATTTAAAAGTAAAGTAAAGCCGGTATGCGGTGTAGACATCCCTTTCTCCATCATTTCAGCGGATTACGAACTGATTTTTGTTGATGTGGATGCTGAGACTGAAACTGTGGAAGATTCCGGGGTCTGCAATATCAACGATCACACGCTTGATGCGCTGATTGAGCCACAAAAAATGGGAATCTATTGTTTGAGATTCATGTATAAAATTGCGGACGAAACGTGGGTAGATAATTATAAAATCAAAGTGAAAGGGTGATATGTATGGCAGATGCGAATATCTATATTGCCGGTGCAAGCATAAGCCCTAATATAGTGCAGACAGGAGCAAAATTTTTAATTGCTGTTGACGTTAGAAATGTCCAGTACGTATTGGATTCAGGCAACGGCTCAGCACTTGCGACCTCAGATGGCTCAATGCTGAGAGTAAAAGAATAAAGAGAGGTAAAATATTATGGCAGAATCATTAAAAACAGTATTAATGTCGGCGCTGACTTCAAAAGCGACACCGGCAGAAAGCGACACATTGATAGTTGGCGAGGGGAACGTATTAAAGAAAATATCGTTTTCTCAGTTGTTTACATACCTAAAAGACAAACTCGGGATAAATACGTTAAACACGAATTTGACAACTAATATTTCTGTGGCACATGTGGTCGGAACGTCTTTCTGCGTCTATAATTCACAGTTTGTATTTGTTCACATAGGGGTAGAAGTACCATCAAAGTTGGAAGCAAAAGACACACTTGCGATATTGCCATCTGATATAAAAATGCAAGCTGTGGGTAATATAGGTATCGTCAGTACTGCTGGCAGTATAGCTTCAATATCAATAGAAAACAATTTCATTTATGCGAACCCAACATTCCCACAGGGATATTATCTTATTAACCTTGTATTGAAACGAGCATAATTCTTTTTAAGCACGCTTGAATACCATATCAAGAATATAATTTCCTGTATGCATACTTCCAGCTGAATATATGCAGTTATCGATTGCATTGATGGCGCTAATTGCGCCTGTGGCACTACTTACACCTATTCCTAAAGAAGTCTTTAAATTTACTCCATTTGGAAATGTAGCTAGTAGAGTACCATTAGCAAGACCATCAGGAATTTCTAAAGCTAAATGAGCAAGTACTATATCATTATTGTATATGCAATATGCGCCGCCAAGTTTGTTGTTATAGTCACCACCCATCTCACTGTAAGTAAAAGAGCTACCTGTTAACTTCGTGTTTAACTCACCCTGTGCCTTATAATTGAAACACAGGGAGGTGTGAACATGGAAATAAGACAGGTAATCATACAATCGGTACTACAGGCGTTACAAGGCAAGGCCGAACCAGAAGTACTGGATACCGTCCAGGACGTGCTTGTGATCCAACTCAATCAATATGAGATTCAGGAGCGTAGCACAGAACTTACGGTATCAGACAACAGTACAGAAGGTATGTTGAGACGGTACATTGCCACCAAAAGGATTGAGGGCAAGGCAGAATCTACATTGCGGAGGTACTGGGAACAGAACTTGAAGCTGATCCAGTTCCTGCAGAAGCCTTTACACGAAATCACAACAGATGATATCAGATTCTACATGGCATACCGTCGGCAGCAGGGGAGAGTAAGTAACCGCACTCTTGACGGTATGAGACGATGCTACAGGAGTTTCTTCTCATGGTTATCTGCTGAGGGAATAATCAGCAGAAACCCATGCGCGGCGTTAAACCAGATCAAGAGCCGGAAACAGATCAAAAAGCCATACTCCGCTGTGGAATTGGAGTTGATTAGAAAATCATGCACAGATGATCGTGATCTTGCTCTTGTAGAATTCTTGTACTCGACGGGTTGCCGTGTGTCTGAGGTGTCCGAATTGGACACTGTAGATATTGATATGGCAACCGGAGAATGCATTGTAATAGGCAAGGGCAACAAAGAGCGAACTGTGTATCTGACAGACGTTGCTATGTTGCATCTTCAGACATACCTTAACAGTCGGACAGACAACAGCATAGCCCTATTTGCCGGAAAAGGAACACCCCGTCTGACGAAGGGCGGGATAGAAACTCTCCTGAAACGGATCGGAAGAGCAGCAGGCGTGGAGAACGTTCATCCGCACCGATTCAGACGGACGCTGGCAACCAATCTCCTCGATCGGGGGATGAACATACAGGATGTAGCCATGATCTTAGGTCATGCAGACCTCAAGACCACGCAGATTTATTGCTATATAACTCAGACGAACGTAAAAAGCGCATATCGTAAGTATGCAGCATAACTATTAATAATATCTATTTACTCCGGGGAACTCTCCGGAGTTTTTAGCATGCAACGAAATATTATGAAAGGAAAAGAGACAGAAGAAATTAAACACGAAGATAACCACTTGTCCAAGATATGTAATCTATAATGTCAACACAGATGCATCAGGAAACGTATTTTTAAATACTTCAAAGGACGGTCACCAGATTTTGGGCGCATTCCCATTATACGGAAATATTAGCATCACAGCAGTTGGGTACTACAATGGAGCTTATTATGCATTTTGTAATGATTTCGATGGCAGTTCTTGTGCTAATAGACCTGTGACTATTGGAGTATTATATATTGATTAATTCAATCTCATAAAATCAATATATGAAAGATTGATATTATTTACAATTTCAATTGTCTTTCCTGAGTACATGGTGACTTTGAGCTTACTTCCACTGATGATAACAGGATAAGAAATGCTTTGATATGAATCAATCATCCTAAACCATGGATTCGCTATTACTTTACCATCTACTTCGATATTTAATGCCACGCCCAGAACATTCGAAGTTGATGCTTCAAGATTTGCAAAAAGGTTGATATTTACTAAATATGTGCCTTTGGGGAATGTATAGTAATGTTTGTAATCAGCTGCACTCACATACTGTATTCCATCAATGTTGCTCCATGCAACCCCACCGATTGCAAGCCCGGAATAATCGCCAGAGCTTCCAGACACATAAAATTTACTTACGGCATAAAAACGAGCAGTTTTTCCTAAATTCGTGTTTAATTTCTTCTGTCTCTGAAAAAAAGTGCATATGAAAATTCGAGCAGAGCCGTAAGGCTCTTATTTTAATGTCAATTTGCGCCGGCGCAACCGGAGAAAGGATAATACTATGAAAGAAAATTATATCAAAGTATTTTTTACAGGAATCTTCGCACTGATCAGCTCCGTTCTGGGAGTACTGGCAGTGCCGGTTCTTCTGATGGTATCATGCAATGTGCTTGATTATGCTACAGGGTTGATGGCATCTACATACAGATCACAGGATATCAATTCTTACAAGAGTATCCGGGGAATCATGAAAAAGGTATGTATGTGGCTCTTAGTGATTGTGGGAGCAGTGATAGATCAGCTGCTTTTGTATGCATCTCAGACTGCAGGTATAACATTGCCATTTACATTTCTGGTAGCTTGCATTGTAGCAATCTGGATTATCTGTAATGAGATCATCAGCATACTGGAAAATATTAAAGATATGGGAGTTGCAATCCCGGGATTTCTTCTGCCGATTGTGGAGCATGTGAAATCACAGGTAGAGGACAAAGCAGATATTAATAAAGATTCAGAGGGCGAGTGATCGTCCTCTTTTTAGTGGAGGAATACAAATGCTAAAGATTATGGGACAGGCTGCAGCTACCGTAACGCAGATGCAGACCTATATCAAAAAAGTTAATCCAAAGGTGCCCGATTCGGTTATCAAGATGATTCCGTTGTACATTTCTGAAGGAGCAGTCGAGGGAGTAAGAGGCGACATTGCCTTTGCTCAGAGCTGTCTGGAAACAGGCAACTTCACATTCTCAGGGTCAGCAGTTACCTTGGACCAGAATAATTTTTGCGGAATGGGTGTGATTAAGAATGGAGTCAAAGGCAACAGTTTCAAGACACCACAGCTTGGTATCCGGGCACAGGTTCAGCACCTGCAGGCATACGGCTCTACAGGCAGGCTGAAACAGACTGTTGTGGATCCACGATACACCTATGTAACCAGAGGATGCGCAGAGTATGTGGAATATCTCGGCATCCAGGAAAATCCACAACATTATGGATGGGCTGCCGGAAAGGACTATGGAAAGAAGATTATCACAATTCTGAATAGTATTCTGACTATGAATTCCGGAACATCCACATCAGGAAAGGAGAACACAGTGAAAGTAAACATCAAGAAGATGATCAGCAAAAAGAACTGCTATATCGGTCAGAACAAACCTGCCTATGTTGTGATTCACGAAACCGACAACTGGAGCAAAGGAGCGAATGCCAGAGCACATGCTCTTGCCATGAAGAATGGAAACCTTGCCGGTACAGTCCATTATTATGTAGATTCTTCAGAGATTTACCAGACGCTGGATCATAGTGATGGTGCCTGGGCCGTAGGCGATGGAAAAGGTAAGTACGGCATCACAAACCGTAACTCTATCAACATTGAAATCTGCGTAAATCCGGAAACAGATTACTACAAAGCAGTGGACAAGGCTGAACAGCTGGCAGCATACCTTTTGAAACAGTATGGCTGGTCAACTGATCATCTGAAACGTCACTATGATGCATCCAGGAAACATTGCCCGCGTAGAATCCTTGACGAAGGGCTCTGGCCGGGATTTGTAAAGAAGACTGCGGCTTATATGGGCGCAGGCCATACATCAACCAGCACAACAAACAAAACAACTACTACATCAACCACGAAAGGAGCAGGCTATATGTTTAATCCGGAATTTGTAAAACTTGGAAGCACAGGAACATCAGTACTTTTACTTCAGGAGATTCTGATCGCGAGAGGATTTAAGGGGAAGAATGGAAAGGCTCTGACTTTATCCAGGAAGGCAGATGAAAATACAATCTATGCGCTCAAGACTTACCAGAAGTCCAGAAAAGGAGTCCTGGAAGCAGATGGAATAGCAGGTGAAAAGACCTGGAAAGATCTGATCGCGATCTAAAAAACTCCCGGCAGGTACCCATCTGCCGGGAATATTGTATCATCTGAAAAATGTCAATTTTTGGTATTATAGGGTATTGAAGTCTGGTGGCCCGGATGGCGAGATCGGAGCATCT